GCACTAGGTACAATATTAATATCAAACTCTGCACCTTTAAACTTAATCTCTTTAAGTTGCTGGTTAACAACGTCTGCTAACATGAATCTATAATGTGCATCTGTACCTGCTACTGAAATAAATTCTACTTCAGTTGGCACATCAACATCGTTCCTGTTCTGTTTGATAACTTGTACTGTAGCATCAGCATCATCAAAGTCTGGATACTTTAAATAGCCATCTAGTACATTCATTCTGCTTAAACCTACAGTTGCATCTACAAAGTCTGGAACAGGATTAACTGTTACGCCTTTAAAGATAACAGTTTTATCTGCGTCTACAGTTTCTATACTAGTCTCTGTTGCAGTTCCTGTAACCTTAACCATCTCAAAGATGCCTAAGTTATGCGTATGCTTTAACACATCTTTTAGTGTGTCCTTGATATAATTATTCCCGCTCATATTTTCTCCTGTGTGTATATGTATTTAGGTGGTTAATGCCTTCTTGGCTTCTTTTTTTAGATTTTTATCGTTAAAATATAATCTGACATAAGTCTTTCTCACTATAGCAAATACAGTAAAGATAGATGTCAACATAACACTTGTTTGAAATGCTGTGAACTCCCATCTAAATGCTAGGGCTACTAGTAAAAAGTTCAATGGAACATTGATACAAAATGCAAATGCTGTATCACCTACTGCTTCTTTGAACGCCATCATTTTTGTGTAAGCCATATTATACCTGTAGTAATTGTGTTATTATACACTCTTTAGGTGTATTGTCAAGTGTTTTTTTAAAATTCTTCAACAATTCCTATTACCTCTGCTACTAAGAATGCCATCACAAATACACCAAACGACATTCCTGCCATAAAGCCTACGCAACCTGCAATTCTCATTCCGCTTTTCAACATGCTGAAATAGAAATGTTTCTTTCCTGGATCTTTATTAATCATATTAACTCCTTATGATATATTCGTTATCTTCTTTGAGAATACCTGTTTCCCAATTCTCACATACATCATTTGCATAGTGTATGCTTTTGTCTCGTACATCAACTGTACCAAACTGTTCATAGTTTCTCCAAAGGTGTACAACAAATCCGTTGTCTTCTACTACCTCTGCTTTTTTAATTACATTGTTCATGTAAACTCCTATAGTTCAAAGAAAGTACCTAGTACTTTGCTTTCGTTCATTCTAGTTAAGTCCCAACCCATGGCACCTAACACATTGTTAATCTTTTTGTTTAGCACACTCTCTTCCATTGCTTCTTCATCAAACGGCATCTCTTTAAACCAAGCAGGTATATGCATTTCGTCTGTTGGGTATGCAATACTTGTATAGCCTAGTGCATTACTTTTTAGTTTGCACACAATAACTTTCATACCGTCCATGATAGCCATGCTGTATGCATCGCTAAAGGCTTCTCTAGCCTCATTGTAGTTTATACTTGCTCTAACATGCCCAGGAATCATTGTGTTCTCTTTAGGCTTTAATGCATCTAACTTTCTAAGTTTTGTGTGCGTTGCACTCATACGTCTTTGTTTGTTAAGTTTCTCACCGTATGTGGTTAAGTTATTAACACGTTTAGGCATACCTTTACGCCAAGGTTCCATTGCCCTAAAGCCATCCTTAAAGTCTTTTATTTTTTGTATAACTTCGTCTTCGCTCATACCATCAAGTGCGTTATCTAATACTTCCTCTAAAAAGTCCTGCACAAACTCAGGCGTATCACTTCGCTTGATATCCATGCCCATAATTTTTAGTTTACCACCCTCGGGTTGATATCCCTCAATGTCTAAACACTTGATCGCATAACGTTTCTTGGTTATAAACAAACCACTCTTACCAACTACTTCTCTACCAGCAATCATAACAGCACCAGCACTAAGCGGAATATTAAATGATTGTTTTAGAAACTTAGGGAATGTATCACTGACTGTGTCTGATATATGATCATACAACTTAATTGCACTTTCCATATCTAAGTCCTCACCTTCTGGTAATGCAGGTGTGGCACTAAAGTAAACAGAGTCAGTGTCACCATAAACTATTGTTTCTCCAGTATGGTCGTACACTCCTGTGAGCATTTTGTTTGTTTCTGCTCCCATGTGTTTTGTAATTGCCCTTCCTGTGAGCGTAGTGGATTGTCCAATACGTTTATCAAAGAAGCGGCAACCAGGGTTAAGAATAGCACCATATAAACTATTAAGGTTAATTTTCTTAACGAGCTGTCTTTTATCCCAAAAAGCAATTTCCTCTGGTGTAGTTGCTTGTTTCTTTTTAGCCTGTAGTTCTTTCCTCTCGGCATACCATCTCTCCAGCAACCCGGGTACAATACCTTGGAAGTCTGTCTTAAATATAGTACCGTTTGCACTAATATTCCAAGGCTGACCGGAGTTGAATATTAAGTTATATACATCTGCTCCTGTTACATCTACTGATGAGCCATCTTCCATGTCAAGATGCAATGTATGATCAACATCTTTGGCCATTGTCATTTCATATTCGTTACTACCAAACTTGCCTAACCAAGCATCAGCAAAGGATTTCTTTTCTAAAGTTACCTTATCGTTAATCTCTTGATCAGTATAGTCTGGACGAAGTTGTCCTACTACTGTTTCTTGCCCCATGTTCAATGCTCTAAACACACTTGGATACAGACTGTTTAAGTCCATACTGCCTATCCATTTGTGAAAGCCTTTCTTAGGGAAAGCCACATAGGCACCAGCCGCCTGTGTGTTCTCTTTGTCTTTAGAATACTTCTTCCTATCTGGCACAACCATGTTACGTCTATGTGCTTCATTGATAATTGCTTGTTCTGTAGTTGCTACAGCACCCATTGTAGTGGGTAGCAGTACAGTATTATCATGTGCAATAGTATTTGCTAAGTCAATGAACTGTAACTTCTTATCCATTTTGTCTAGCAACATAACATCTTGTATGTTATATTCTAAGAACTTTTCAAAGTCGTGATTGTAAAGTCTATCTAGTGAACCTTCATAAGCAACTTTCTTCTCGCCTACTTCCATCTCACCAATATAGTCTAGTCTGTAACTGTGACGCTCCTCATAGTTATACTTCCTGTACAACTGCATATAGTCTAAGTGTACACGCCCTACTAAGTCATATGTCTCACGTTCGCTACCAAATGCTTCGAACGTTCTCTGCTTTGGAAACTGATCAAACAAGCATAACTTTCTTGTTTCTGCTTTGCCTAATGTTTTTATAATCCTATTTACTAGATAAGGAATATCATAACCCTCTGAGTTCCACCCACTTAATACATCAGCATCATCTATTAGTTCTAAGAACGTTTTTAGCATTTCTTTTTCTGTTTTAAACAGCACAACTTCAGGTAACTTAGATGCTATTGATTGAGCCTGTCCCCAACTTAATGTCTTAGGCGGAACAGCCAAGCATACCATAGCATCCATCCATTGTAAGTATACTCCTACAGAAGTAATTTCCATAAATGCATCTTCGGGAGAACTGTAACCTCTCTCAGGATCAAAGTCTACCTCAATATCAAGGAATGCTGTTTGTAGTATAGGTTGTTCAGCACCATTGTAATGCTTTGCTATTGTTTTGTTTAGTGGTCGAACATCACTTTCAAACTTTTTGTTGTGCGTATTAATTGCAATGTTCTTGCGAAACTCTTTGTTGCTTTTACATCTTATCTCTGTAACCTTTTCACCATAGACACTAGTGTAAGTACCTTTAGGGTCTGCAACAAAAAAATTGTATTCTGGGCGATGGTCAACATATATTCTTTCACCATTGACACGCTCAACAGTTCTTACAATGTCTTTGTTTTTATCATAGAATGCATCAACGTAACTCATATGTACCTATTATATATTAATGTAAAGGAAATGTCAAGATAATTTAACACCAACGTGGTCCTAATATCCATGTGGTAAGAGATACTCGTTGTCCCGATGTGATATCTCTCATTGAATGTTCATAAAAACTAGGTAACAATAGTACATCTCCTGGCTGTAACGTTATTAAATGTGGTGCATCTAATCCTACGTCATGTATAAAAAAATCTCCACCTTCGTAATTATTATCAAGTAGAACTGTTATAGTAATTTTTCTGTCGTGTTCACCATTACTTAACAAACTGTTTTGAGATACATCTTGATGAACATTAAAGCCTTGCCCTATATCATACTTGGATAATATAAACTTCTCAAATGTTGTAGGGAAAAGTAATTCAAATGCGTTATAGTAACTGCTCCGTTGTACTGCTTTTTTAAGTTTTTTTGTAATCATAGGAGGCAATGCTATTGAACTTTTTGTCCTTGTAAGGATTCCAGTCTGCTTCTCGGTAGTGATACTTGTATCGCCACATGATTTAATGAATTCTAATTCAGACTCATCGAAAACCTGTGGACAGATTTCGAAAGGTTCGTGCATAGTAAATGCTATAAGGTTCTGCCGACAGTCTCTAGAATAGTTTCAAGCTCATCGAACTTATCAAACTCGTCTTGAAAACTAGACTTATGTGCTATTCTAATTGCTTTATTAAGTACGCCTGGCTTTAGTTCCATCTCTTCCGCTATTGCTTTGACAGTTTCTCTTAGACCTTCTTTGAGTGTTTCAACTTCGTAGGTAACTTGCATACCTTCGTCGATTAACTTCTTCAGTCTTGCTTTTTCTTCTTCGTTAAATGTTTTATTAAATGCCATTTGCTTTCCTGTGTATGTTATATGTTTTATTTATGCGCCGTTAGGTACATTATACACGGATTCTGGCTGGAGTCAACCTCTAAATTTCTAGTGAGGATTCAAAGTCAAAGTCGATATCTGGGAATACCTGTAAGAGTTCCGCTGTGATGGCGTCACCTTCATCTTCGTCGACTGCTTCTTGTAGTACCACTTCATATATTGTTCTATCTTCTGTGGTGGAGTATAGTGTTACTTCTGCACTAACCATTTCGTGATCGTCAGTGTAAGCAATAACTACTTTAGTGGGGATATGGGATTCAACAATGTCGTAATACTCTGCGACATCATCGTTAGATAACTCTGCGTCTGTGATAAGTCTTGCAAAATGTTTAACAAATTTGTGTTCCATATTAGTATTTATCTAACTGCTATGGAACACATATCCGTTATGAACACCTATTTTTTAGTGGCACTAAAAGCCTGAGCTCCGAAGAATGCCGCTACAATACCGGCGACAGCAACAAAGTATGTTGGTGCCATGCTACCTAGGGTAGCCTGTGCTTCGCTTAGTCCTGCCAAACTGGCTACAATTACTGCAAATGGGTATAGTAACATTCCAAATAATGAGAACCATGCCATCTTACGTTGAGCATCTCTCATTGCATCTGCATCTTCTAGTTCTTTTCTTTTGAACTCTAAATGCATTTTTGCTTCTATATCTGATATATGTCCGTCACCATTAAGATCAGCGGCTTCCATTCCTTCGATAGTTTTAAAACCTCTGGAATCATATTTTGCACCACCGACTGGAGCCTCTTCACCTGCTTTGGCTTGTAAGGCATCGTACTCGGCACGACTCATCGTGACTTCTGCTTGTTCTTTTTCTGCCATTTTTTCCTCCTACGAAAAATTTATTATAACAGTATTTATCTAAAATAAACGATAAATAACATAAAGGATACACAGACAGCATGATATCATACTACAATCTAATAGATAAACAAACAGGCAAAACATTAGA